CTGAGTGGGACGCTATTGTTAAAGAACTAGCTATCGCAAAGCATGAAGAACCAAAGCTTGATGAAGCTATTAAAGACGTTGAAGTTAGCTCCGCTAAGAAAGGTCGTAAATAATGCCTCGTAACGCGTTTCCAGACATGGTCCAACCTGATAACATTAACGTTGGCTTTGGTGGCAGTATCTTCGTTGGCGTTTTACCAGTGCCAGGACAAGTTGCAATTACCGTAATTCAACGTGGTACTTCAGGAACTCTAGAGGTTGCTGGTGGCGGGGCTAGCATTTCGTTCTCTTCAAGCTTCGCTCTAAACTCGTTTACTCCAAGCCTACTCGCTAATGGTACTGGATTTCTAATCCCAACATTGGGTTTAACAATTCCAGGCCCCGCAGCTTTTTGGTTAAGCCAAAACACTGGGGCTACAATCTCGGTAAGTTTGCTAAGACAAATTGAAAGACCACAAATCTAAAAAGATGGTTATTACCTTCATTCTTAAAAACTGGCGCATAGGCACTCGTACACACATTTGCTTTAATTTGGTAACCAATTGAAATGGAACATAGTTTATAAGAAGGCCATTGAAGACGATGGGGTTCTTTTCTTCCCAGAGCGTCTAACTGAAAGCTTTCTCTACCAGCAGCGTAGAACTATGGGCTCATACTTCTACGCCAATCAATACCAAAACGAAATTGTACCAATGGGAGACCAGCCATTTAAAAAAGAATGGTTAAGATACTTTGACCAATTGCCGGACATACTCCACACGTTTGCATTCATTGACCCGGCTCTATCAGAGTCAGAACACTCAGACTTTACAGCGTTAACTATTTTAAGCGTTGACATCAACCGCTACTGGTATTTACGATTGGCTCAACGCTTTAGAATAAACCCATCTCAGATTGTCGAACTAGTTTTTAAAGTGAATGAAAAGTTTAAACCAATGGCTATTGGGATTGAAGATGTTGCGTTTCAAAAAGTCCTGATGTACATGGTTAGTGAAGAGATTCAAAAAAGGGGAGTGGTTGTTCCGTTGAGGGGGATAAAACCATCTACAGATAAGAGTAAAGAAATGCGAATTCTAGGCCTTGTGCCTAGGTTTGAATGGGGGACTCTTTTCGTAGCTCAAGGCATGCATGATTTTGAATCAGAATACTCTCAATTTCCAAGGGCTAGTCATGATGATTTACTAGATTCCTTGCAGTATATGGAACAACTCGTAATTTATCCGGAAAAGGAGAAACCTAAGTATGAAAACCTCGGACCAAACCATCCTGACTACGAAAAATGGTACCGCGAAAAACTCCACAGAAGATCTAATGAGTCTGACTCATCAGGATTCGAAGGTTGATGACGCTATTGATACGACCTCTAAAGTAGAACAAGCCATCGCTAGGGCCCAACAAGCACCAACCTTACCAGGTGTGCATAAATATATTGAAGTTACTCAAGAAGTGTTTGACCATTACATGCATGGTACTAAAACCGCTTACTTCACAAGGGGTGACCCAGGAGTAAGAGTTTATATTAAGGGAACCAGGGACGCTATAGAGTCCAGAGAGAACAGAACGACTAATGATCAATTTGGATCCAACTAACTTGCTTTTAGCTATAGTAGTCGCAATATTAGGAATGATTGTTTTGTTTCAACAATGGGCTATTCAGACGCTTCTTAATAAGCTTATGAGCAGAAATTATGCAGAATACCAGTCCGTTAAGGTTGAAACGGGGGTTGATAAAAAGCCTCAGAGAATTGAAGTAGACCAAGGGCCTATGGAGGATTTCGGGACTTTATCCGATTTATCAAATAGTTTAGTGTAAGAGTAAATAATCAGCATTTAGATTTCATCATAGTAGTTCAGCATTAGAGGGCATAAGTTTGGGGGTTTTCGATAAGCTGTTTAAGAACAGTGTGGATTCTAGTGACAAAGTCACTGGCGATGAACAACTTTCCCAATTAGAGTCTATAGCCGAACAAACCCCAGACGAAAAAAAGATTGTCGAATGGGTTACTAAAAAAGTAGACGAATCAAGAATGTCATCAAGCCGGATTAGCCATGAAGGCGTTTGGATGACAAACATTGCCTATGTATTAGGTTTTGACGGGGTATTTTATGACACGACCACGAGACAATTCAGATCAGCAGCTAAAGGAAATACTAGTCTCAGAAGAAACCGCGTCCACGTTAATAAAATACTTCCCTCTATTCAAAACAGACTTGCAAGGCTCTGCAAAAACCCACCAAAGTATGACGTCAGGCCAAACAGTAACGAAGTTGAAGATAAGGAAGCGTCAAGGCTATCTCTTCAAGTCCTAAATAACATATTCGACAAACAACAAGTTAACCAAAAGCGAATGACCCTTTACATGTGGATGCAGGAATGTGGTCATGCTTATATAAAAACTTGCTGGGACCCCGCCATGGGAGAACAAATTCAAGACCCAGATACTGGCGAGGTAATGTACGAAGGGGATGTCAGATTAGATGTCTGCCCTGCTCTTGAAGTGTTTCCAGATCCTTTAGGTAAAACGCTAGATGAATGCCAATGGATAGCTCACGCTAAATTAAGAAAACTTGATTATTTTAAAAGTCATTATCCTAACCGCGGTCATTTGGTCAAAGAAGAAGGAGCTAGGCTCCTATCTCTCCAATACGAAATGCGTATCAATAGCCTTAATGTTCAAGGACAAGGACAAACCGGGGCGCAATCGATAGCCAAGAGCTCGGCTACCGAGATAATTTATTACGAGAAAAAATCTACAAAACGTCCTCATGGACGAATGATCTCTATAGCAAATGGAGTCTTGCTTGAAGATAAAGAACTCGCGATTGGTGCTATACCTTTTGCTAAATTTGATGACGTTCTTATTGGTGGAAAATATTATTCAGAATCTGTTGTTACTCATGCCAGGCCAATCCAAGATCAGATTAACCGCGTTATTGCTCTGCGCGCTTCTTGGACTAATAAACTTCTCGCTGGTAAATACATGTCTCCTAAAGGAGCTGGGCTCCAACAAGAATCTATAAATGATCAGTCAGGAGAAGTCTGGGAATATAACGCTTCTGCAGCTTTAGGCGGGGCAAAACCAGAGGCCGTCCAAGTCCCAATGATTCCAAGCTACGCTTACGAAGAAGAAGACAGGCTCAATAAAATGATGGATGAGACTTTTGGTATTAACGAAGTCTCGAAGGGCCAATTACCTTCTGCTTCAATCCCTGCAATTGGTATGCAGTTCTTAATGGAACAAGACGATACAAGAGTTGGCGTCATTACTGAACATAACGAGTACTCATGGGCCCTAGTCGGAAAACATGTTCTTAAGTTTGTAGCGAAATATTATAAAACCCCAAGACTACTTAAGACCGCTGGCAAGTCTTTAGAGTACACGGTTAAGAGTTTTGTTGGGTCTGAGGTTGACGGGCATGATGACGTAATCGTTATTCGCGGTTCAACGTTACCAGGATCAAGAGTGCTCCGAAGGCAAGAAATACTAAACCTAAGATCTCAGGGGCTGCTAGGGAATCCACAAGATCCAGAAACTACTGAAAAAGTTCTGGGAATGCTAGAATATTCTGACGTTACTATTAATGAAGTTTGGCAAGAACTAGCCATCGACGAAGCACAAGTTGACCGTGACATTAAATTAATAGAACAGGGTGTACCTCCAGTAATTCAAGAATGGGATAATCATAAAACCCATTGTCAGAAGAAAAACGTTTATAGAAAATCTGAGAAGTTTGAGCAATTACCTAAAGAGTCTCAACAAATACTCCTTGCCGATATTCAAGCTAGAATTCAATTATTAATGATGTCTGCTAACCCACAATTAGCAGCTCAGTTAAACGAAGTTAAAATGAATCAAGATCAACTTAAACAAGCGGCTATTGGCGCTGCGACTAATGCTGGTGCTCAGGCTGGAGGACTAAACCAAGGGATTAATAATCCTAATTTTGGTGGCGCTCCTGCTCCTGGTGCTCCTCCGATGGCTCCTCCTGGAGCTGGTCCAATGCCTCAAGGCCCAGGGGGACCATAATGGACAATGCTATTAAAGAAGCTATTTCTCGTAAAAGGGCCAAAGCCGGAATGGACCCAGCAATGGATCCAGAGCAACACTCTCAAAGATTAGACGAAGAAGATCATGCAGATCTTGCCCCGGATATTCATTCGTCACACATTAGTGCCGATGGGGAACACCAAAATGTAAACCCAACTCGTCCCGACAAAGCAGGCTTTTCAAGCGAAAAGGGTGTTGAGAACGCTCGTGATGGGAAAGATGAACACATTTATCCTCAAGAGAATTTAACAGACGTTACAAAACAACCTCGTAAGTTTAATGACAAAAATGTTGGTCGTTTGATGGCCGGTGATGGATCAGACCCTCAACATGATGATATGGGCGTTGATACGGAAGCTAAAGATTTGAAAATCGATAGCCCGGCTAATCAGGCTAATCATAAATCTACTGGGTCATTGACGAGTAGGGTCCAAGCCATGATGGCCAAAAAACAAGGCGTTCCCGGTTTAGCAAAAGGCGATAACCCAGACGGTAAAGGCTCAGACGCTCCACTTACTGCTAGAGCACAGATGAAAAACCAAATGACTCCAGGGGCAGAAGATCGAGGCGGACTACAAACAGGAAAAAACGATAACCAACGTTACGCTCATAAGCCCATGTCTGGGGCACGAGCTAAGATGATGCAGAAATTAACTTAAAAAAGAATTAATCAGGGGGATTAAAAAATGGGATTTGAACAAGCTCAAGAGGCCATGGACTCCGCTGAAAGCGCAAGCTCTTCAACTGGAACAACCGACCTAGCACCCGAGAGCACTCAAGCCGATAATAAAAGTGTAAGTGACTTAATCGACATCGGGTCTTTAGATAAATTTAGATTCAAGGATAAGGAGCTTACGCCCAAAGAATTAGAAAAGTCTTTCATGTTGCAGAAAGATTATTCTAGAAAGACTCAAGAATTAGCTAAGGAACGCGAAAAATATTCTCAGACACAAGCTGAATATAAGGCTTACCAGGAAGAGAAAAAGTTTAGCGACAACCTTAATGCTGATCTGAAAGCTTTAATTAAAGACCCATCACTTGTTTCAGAATTCTTGAAAATATATCCACAAAAGTACCATCAATACTTGGATCTATTACCTCAGAACACGCTGAACCAAATGCAAGGGCAACAGCAACAAACCCAAGACCCACAGCTCTTAAGAAAAATTCATGAAATTGAATCCAAAGTCTTAGGTAGAGAACAAAAAGAAGAGGCTATTTTATTTCAGCAAGATTCTAAACTCAAAGAATCACAACTTGATGCGGCTGATGCTAAATTCTCTGCCAAATATAAATGGGCTGATCCAGAAGTGGTTTTGTCTAAGCTTAGTTACCTAAATGACCGTGGCACATTCGGAGACCCTAAACAAGAGGGTTACATGGACAAGGTAGTTAAGACTTACGAATCAATTTGGAAGCAAGATCATGAGAAAAACTTAGAGCGTTACGGTTCTTGGAATAAAGAACAAGCACGAGAACAAAAACGCGCTAATTCACAAGGTAAAGATATGGGGCAGGGGGGACAAACTCCAAGCCAAGCACCATCTAAGATGAAACTTAAAGATGTTAAAAACCATATCATTAACGGAATGTGATTTTAGCCTTAACGGGAGATTAAAATAATGGCTAATCAGTTTCAAACGATTAGCTCTGGTTTAGCAGAACTAAAAAACTTCTACCAGGGTCCAATCGTAGATCAATTCAATGAAGACGTCCCAATTTATCGGGGCTCTGAAAAAGTTAAACAAGGATGGAGTGGCCTTCAAGTCATTCGTCCTTTAAGAGTTCGAAAAAACCAAGGTATCGGTGCCGCTGCTGATAACGGAACACTTCCCGCTATCGGTCGTCAAACCACGGTGCAAGCTATTATCGCTGCGAAATATAACTATCTTCGCTTCGGTATTACTGGCCCCATGATTAAAGCTTCACAATCCGATGCCGGTTCATTTGTTAGATCAGCAGCCTATGAATTAGAAATGGGTTATAAAGATCTAATGAACGATTGTAACCGTCAATTCGGTTACGATGGCACTGGTAAACTTGCTGTTGTTTCTACTATCGCTAACGGATCTAGCTCAATTACTATTTCCGGTCGTGAATCAGCAGAAGCAGCTTTAAAGTTTATCGACATTGGGACAATTGTTGACATTACTGATGGTACAAACCTTCTTGCTTCTGGCGTTACCGTAACAGGTATCACCACTGGAACAGGAACGTCTTTGACTGCAGTGTTGACTCTTTCTCAAACTGTTACGACAACTGCTACCACTAACTATCTTATCAGATCTGGATCACTCGGAAACGAAATCCAAGGTTTGGTTTATGCATTAGACGGTGGAACAAGCGTTGTTTACAACGTTGATAGAAGCCAATACTTCCAATATCAAGGTAACGTCATTGATCGTGGAGCATTGCAAATGTCTTTAGACTACTTGCAACAAGCTTATAACGAAGGTCTCCGACGTGGTGGAGCTAAATACTCTGCTCTGTACTCAGACTTTGACTCTCTCAGAATGTATCAAAAACTTCTGACAGCAGACAAACGTTACATGAACACCACTGAAGGCGATGGCGGATTTGCTAACAAAGACAAATTCTATCTCGACTTTAACGGTATCGCTTGGGTCCCTGACAAAGATTCTCCTCAAAGAGTTTTCTTCTTACCTGAAGACGTATTTAAATCATACGTTTTGGCTGAGATGGAATTCGCTGATGAGACAGGCTCCATGTACATAGCACAAACATCACAAGATGCTTTGGAAGTTCGCGTAAGGTTTTTCACAAACCTTTTCAACGAACAACCTTCAGCTTGTGCCGTTGCTAAGAACTACACGAGCCCCTAATGATGACGCTTAGAGAGAAACGCATAACTAAGGCGCTCCATGAATATAAGAAGGAGCTGTTTTGCAAGATGGATGAAAACGATAGATGTAGTATCTATCAAAAATCCCCATTGCGAGATGAACCGCCTAGATATGTTTGCTCTCTAACTCATAATTGGAATGCTAATGGAACTCCCGTTGATTGGGGAATTGAGCCCATTAAGGCAAGGATTAAAGCAATTGATCTTTGCGCTGATGGAGGTCATAAGCTCTGGGCAGAAATGCAAAAGAGTTATGAAGATCTCGAAGCCTCAAAAGAACGGGATAGAAAAAACACCATTGAAGCAAATTTATATGAACTGCATTCTCAATTTAAGGGTGCATTAAAAGATATAAACACAAGCTCAATGGCTAAACTTGATAAAAGGAGAATGAAAGATGCCTTTAGTAAATAGAGATAAAGACACGGCTGAACAGCGTGATCTTTTAAGTTTTACAACAGGAGCAGTAGCAACCGGGGTTACATTAAACCTCTTCGTTGCTCCATATGCTGCTGAGGTTAGTATTGTTGAATCTGCTGCTGTCGGTTTGTCTGGCGCACCAACTTATCAGCTTTCAATTAGCCGATTTGTTGTAGGCGCTGGCGTTACAAACCTCGGTACTGGCGGATTTAGCTTGGTTACTGTTACTGCTTTTGGAACTTCAGGAGCACAAGTTGTTCCTCAAGTTGCTTCCGGCAATAGCTTAATCCAGCTCGCAAAAGGTGACGTGGTTACATTAGTTTCTGGTGGAGCTAACTCCGCTACTGCTAATTTAACTGTTACTTTGGCTTTGAAATGTCTTCAAGACATTAAGAGTCACTGGGGAATTTAATTAGACTATGGGGAATGGATCTAAAGACGGTCCATTCCCCATTTTTAAAGGTGAGATAAATAAATGGGTGTATTAGGACCTACAATGTATGGCAGTGATTCAGCTGGTGGACCTGGAACGGGTTTCACGGTTGATGGCGTATTGTATGCTGCCACATCTAACTCTGCTGCCTCAACTACTGCTGGAACTGTAGGACAAATATTAACTTCTAATGGGGCAGGTGTTGCCCCGACATATCAAGCTATAATAACCGGACAGTATGCCATGGGACAAACAAGTGCTGCGGGATCGTGGGTTCCCACAGGAGCTACCTTTGCTGATGGTACCAATTCCGGAGGCAACGCTTATACAAGTTTGCAGGCAAACGGGATAACGGTTACTGCTGGGGCTAGCAATGTTGCTGGCATCCAATTCACTCCCGCTTCAAGTACCGCAATTTACATGGTCATGGCTGCGACCGCCGTTACCACAAACAACAGTGTCGGAGGCTGTGCGTTTAAACTAGTAGACGCAAGTGGTGTGGTCATTGGATACGACCAGTCTCAGAACGGATCTGGTCTAACGGGGCTCTGTAGACCGGTTCATTTGCATGGGGTTTATGTTCCCGGAACGGCAAGTGCTGTGACGGTAAAAATACAAGTGGCTGCCTATAATGGGGGAACTGAAACTATGGGAGATTTCAGCGGTATAACTCCGGCAATTCACTGGACCGTTATAAGAATTTTTTAATTAACTTTAAAAGGGGAATTTATGAAAAATGTAATCGTATTAGCTCTAAGTTTGTTCGGAATTGCTGCCCTTGCTCAAGTTGTACCAACACCAGTACCTGTCGTTCCTGCTCCAGCACCAGTAACCGGGATTAGCCTCTCAACTATTTCGGCAATCGTTGTGCCACTCATTATGTGCCTTAATATTGCACTTAGTGCCGTTCAACAAATTTTTGCTAAATTAGCTAAGAGTGAGCCTGGCGTTGTACAACAAATTTCAAGTGTTGTTGCTAAGATTGCACAATATCTTGGATCAAACCCGAGCTTATAAATGCCACAAAAAACGTTTTGGTTTAAATTTGGATCTGGAGACCCGAGAACAAACGCAGGGCTTACGCCTACGTTTCTTATTTTTCAGAACAATCTCGGTGCAACGTTAACAACCCCTGGTATCACCCAACCTGTTACCGGCACGGGGTTTTATAACTTTGGTTACTCTCTAGGTTCAAGCTATTCCATTGCGTTTTTAATTGACGGGGCAACCACTGCCCTTTCAAGTACAGACAGGTATGTGAGTGGGTCGTTAGATGCCGTGCAAACGGTTGACATACCGTTAGGGTTTCAGCCAGATAGTTTCGGGTCTACATCTTTAGATCCGCAGACGATGTTTGGTTACTTAAAGAGAATGCAAGAAATTACAGAAGGTGACGGTACCTTTAATAAAGCTACTGGCACATGGTTACTCTCTAGTCGGGGGAGTTCAACGCTTTTAAGGACGAAGGCGTTAAACAATTTAGCAAGTTCAATAACTAAATCAGGGGTATAAAAATGGGACGTCCTACTATTACGTTAAGTCTAATTGCCAAGAACGAAGAAAAAAACATTCCTCGGTTGTTTGAATCTATTAAGGGCTGTTTTGATAAAATAGTTTTAGTCGATACGGGCTCTACCGATAAGACAATACAGGTTGCTGATGAAGTGGCTCATTCAATTGGAACTCCAATTGAGATTAGACATTTCAAATGGATTAATGATTTTGCGGCAGCAAGAAATGAATCATTTAAGGATTTAACTACAGATTATGTCATGTGGCTCGACCTTGACGACGTTTTATCAGACCCATCTGCATTTATACGCTTTCGAGACGAAGCCATGTCTCATGCTGATTACTGGTTTGCTACTTACGATTATGCTCACAATGAAAAAAAAGAACCGGTAGTCTCATTCGTTAGAGAACGAGTCATTAAGGTCGCTAAGAATCCTAAATGGTTATATTTCCTGCACGAAGGTGTCCCACCTATTGGCATTAACAAGATGGATTATATAACCACATGGAAAGTAATCCATCAGCGTGGCGTTCAAGACATTCAAAATGACAAGAATAGAAACCTTGGAATATTTAAAGCTCAGCTAGATGCTGGTTATAAATTAGACCCAAGGATGACTTTTTATTACGGTAAAGAACTCTTTGAGGCCGGTCAGTTTGAAGACAGTATTAAATGGCTCCTTGAGGCTTCATGCATTGAAAAGCTTGAGTCTCACGACAGGCTTTTATCAATTCAATATGCCTCGTATGCTGCCCAACAATTAAAACGATATCCAGAGGCAAGGCAAATTGCCTATCAAGGCATTCAATTAGATCCTACAAGGGCTGAATTCTATATCTCTGTAGGTGATAGTTTTTTAAAGCAGGCTCAAGAAACTAAAGACATGAACATGATAGCTCATGCTCTCCCTGCGTTCTCTGCTGCTAAGAAATGCTTAGGTCAGCCAATGCCAGGACAAGCTTATGCAGGGGCTGTCTTTAGCCATCCTGATGCCTATACGACGTATCCTAGGAACATGATTAGCCAAATTATGTTAAACCTTGGACGCTTTGATGATGCTATTAAAGAGGCTGAAGAATGTTTTGAGTTATATAAAGACCAAGGTGCAAAAGACATAATTACAAAGATTAAGGAAATACAAAAGCTAACCCTAATAAATGAAGACGCAGAACAAACCAGAGACATTGTTATCACCTGCCCCCCCGGAACTCCCTACGAATGGGACGAGAAGATTTATAAAGAAAAAGGTATTGGTGGAAGCGAAACCGCAGCCGTCGAGATGGCAAAACATCTTCACAAGATTACTGGCAGACCCGTTAAGGTATTTAACCCCAGACCTCTTGACTACACTGCTCCTAGTGGCGTTGAATATATATCTACTGATAAGCTTAATATTTATTTCTCTAGATATAAGCCCTTCGTTCACATTGCTTGGAGACATAATATCAAACTTACTACAGCGCCTACGTACTTATGGTGCCATGACCTATTAACTCCAACAGTTGAGTCCTATAAGCATTTTGATAAAATATTTTGCTTATCAGAGTTTCATAAGCGTTACGTAATGAGCAGACAGGGTGTAAAGCCAGAACAAATTATCGTAACTAGAAACGGTATTGAACCAAAGAGATTCAATCTAGATAAGAAAGTAAAGAATCCTAATAAGATTGTTTACTCCTCAAGTCCTGATCGCGGGTTAGATAGAGCCATTAAGGTTGTAGAGAAGTCTCGTGAAGAATATCCAGAATTGGAACTCCATTGCTATTACGGTTTTGATAACCTTTATAAGTCAGGCCCCGGTCCAACTGCTTTTGCAGATCAAATGAAAGAAGTTATTTCTACAAGGCCTTGGATTAAATTCCATGGCAATGTGACTCAGACAAAACTAACTGAAGAGTTAAAAGACGCTGCTGTCTGGTTATATCCTACAGACTTTCTAGAGACCTACTGCATAACTGCAATCGAGATGCTCCTAAGCTCTGTATTCCCAATAGTTAGAAAACACGGGGCTCTGCCAGACACGCTTAAAGAAGCAGCATCTAAATGGAACTGTTTAATACTAGATGAAGATTGTGAGACTGACGCTCAAGTACAAGTCTGGTCTGATAATTTAAAATGGGCTTTAAAAGAAAAACCATGGGACTTAATGCAGGCTAACCCATCTGATTATGCATGGGAAGGCGTTGCCAAAGAATGGGCTGAAATATTCTCTAAGCACGGCGTTAAAGAAACAACCTGGG